TCAAGGTGCAACTTCCCATTCTTTACTTTCATCTTTCGGTTTTGCGGAAGGTTCGCCGAATAAACGAACGAATCGATAGACGTACGAGGCTCTAAAGGAATTCATTCCGTCTTCCAAACATATTTTTTTAAGAAGTTGGTCCGCATTTTCCCGATATTTTATCCGATCCAATTTTTCCTCGCGCATCAACTGATAAAGTGCGTCGTGTACGAGAGAACCGCGCATGAAATTTTTTGTGTCCATTGTCGGACCGCTCGGACCGTCCCAGGCGTATCCCGCGTCGATCTTCAATAAACCTTCCGGATCAAGGTCTACAAAAACTTTTACATCCGAAGTTCCGATGCGAAGCGACGTATTATTTCTGATTTCCGTTTGAAAATTGTAGGGTTTTACAAGCTGGTATTTATAGTTTTTTAGATTTTTATAAAGTATGTAATCCATTTTATCCCTCCTTATTTTGTTTCTTTTTGGGAACCCGATAACTTTTAAAATTTAACTGCGATTAGGCGGCGTCCTCGGAGACCTCTATTTCCAGTTCGGTTTCGTTAGGAGCGATGTACAAACGTTCCGCTTCTTCGCTCAGTTGAATTCCGATCTTGTTCATCGCTTTTAACGGTTCCGATAGAATTCGTTCCTTATTGAGTTCTATTTTTATTCTTAGATAAACTCCGTTGAATCTGGAAACAAGACCGTTAAACCTTGCCAAAAGACCGTGTTCGGTGAGAATTTTTTCATAGAACTTTGCGGTTCCTCTTGTTTTTACGGAAGGAGGAACTTTACGAAGTCTTAATGTTCCCGTCGTCAATTTGCAGGTTTTGTACTCCGGGTCCGGAAATAATTCTTCCAGATGGTGATCGGCATAAAACTTGATTCCCGATGCAATGTGTTGTATCTTTAAATCCAAAGGCGCGACTTCGTTTTGAAGATCCAACAGTAGTTTGGCGATTTGATCGTCCGTTTTACCTTTGATCCTATCCCTTTCCCGTTTGAATTCACCGAGTTGTTGAATCGCTTGCGCGATATCGGAGCGTCCTTCGTAACGATTATCGGGTAAATCGGTTCGGATCGTTTTGTTAAGCGAATTCTTTGATTTTAACATCGTTCCTCCTATTCGGACGATTTCGTTTTTTGCGGAGTTATGTTCACTGCGATTCCGTTCGTCGAAGAAGATAGAACCGGAACGGAAGGAATCTTCTTTACGGACGGCTTTTTCCCGTTCTTTTGAACTTTTGTTTTTATCGATTTTTTCTTTGTCATTTTAGATTCTCCTAATTGACTTTGCGGCTTTCCCTTTCACACGGCCACATCCCTTATATTTTGATTCTGAATTTGTAAAACGTTCGGAGTTTCTTTTTTAGAACGTAAAAGATCTCTGTACCAATGTGCAAATTCTTGAATCGAATTCGAATCCAACTTTTCCGATCTTTTTTCCGCTTCCTTATCCTCTCGATAAATGGAACGGATTTTTTCGATCGGTAGTTTCCAGGAATCTTCTAGAGCTTTCACATAACGTGCCGTGTTACGGGTTCCTTTGACTACGTCTGCGAGGTGTTCACGGTAAAGGGGAGCGGGTTGATCCAAACGATCACTATCGGGATTCGGAGAATATTTGAACGCTATATCCTTGAGATTTAATTTTGATTCGATGACGATCTGTTCCAATCTCTGGGAAAGTTTTCTTCCTCTTCTCCAAAATTCTCCTTTGTGAACGATTTCTCCGTTTACGATAAATCTTTTTATTGTTTCGGAATTCATAATTTTAATCCTATGCCGCTCCTTTGGGTTTGTCGGGCATCGAAGTTACTTCCTTGTTTGCGTGAAAAGAACGGATTTTGTCTGAAAGGGAAATCAAGGGTTTAAAACTTTGGATCAGGCAATCTTCGCAAAGATCGGTTTGACGCATGGACTCTTTTTGATTGCACTGAACACATGGATTAACTGTCATAGTAAAATTCTCCTTAATCATTTTTTTAGTTCCGATCACTCGCCGAATTCCTCTTCCAAAATATATTCAAGAATACTAATGAACTCCTGAATTTTACTCGGATTTTTTTCGCAAATTTGAGCGATATCGTTTTTTACGAGGAAAAGGGAAGTAACCGCTTTATCGCTCATTTCGCTGTGGTCGTCCCATCTCCAATCAAACGTCGTAAATTGTTCTTTGACAAACTCGGCGATTTGAACGATTTTTTTTTCCTCGATATCGGAAAGAACGATCGGATCCAAATTGTTCCTATCCGGGATCGGATTTTTTTCGGCGACGGCGGTCGCACTATTTCGTTGTATCATTAAGCTACTCTCCTGTTTTTTGATTTGTTGTAAGATCGCGTCGAACGACCCATACGATACGGAACATTCCATTTTTTGAATGCTTCTCTGACTTCGGTGTAGGAATGTTGTCCGTTTAAACTTTTCGATAGGTAGTCGTAGTTTACTTCCGCTTCCCTTGCGAACTTAGCGAGGGTTTTCATTTTTAATGTGATACAAATGAAATCCTTGCATTCGTCTCCGTTAATGATGATCATCGGGCCTCCTTTTTGTGATTGCGATTTCGTTTCCATCTGCGAGTCTTGGGTCGTGCGAAAGACCGAATTCCGATTCGAAATCGACTTTGATTACGGCGAGTTTTGTCCCGCCTGAAATGACCATACGTTAAAAATGTATTATTGTCAATCATAAAATACGATTAAAATGTATAAAGCAAATAAAAAATTTCCGGATCGTTTGAAAAAACTCATCGAAACTTTGGGATTTTCTCAGGCTGAATTTGCAAGATCGATCGATCTGAAACCTGCGTTTATCAGTGATCTTATCAATGAGAGGGCTAAAAGTTTTTCTCAAGAATCCTTATTGCGACTTAGAACCGTGCACAATGTAAACCCTCTTTGGTTGATAACGGGCGAGGGAGAAATGTTGATCGCTGAAATTGAAATAAAGACGGATCTGGAAACGGATCGTTACAGAGCGATTCTTAGAAAGATAAGAACTCGTCCGCGGATTGAAAATTTGCTGGAGAGTCTTTTGGAAGTTCCGGATTCGGAATTGGAAGCGTTGGCTGTGGTCATAGAAAAATTTCGTAAGAAAAAATGATTACTTTTCCTTCAAAGATTCGAATACGAAATTTACGATTTCTTGAGCGTACGTATGTCTAAGCGTCTGAATCGGTTCCGGAGAAACTTGAAAATCGTATTCGAACTTTTTCAAAGCTCCTTCCACTTTCCAATAAAGAAATTCGCGTAATTCTTCGGTTGTCTCCAAATTCTTGCTCCAACAAAATAGCTATATATATGTTTAGTATATTTTTGACCCCTGACAAAATCCATCTTAAATCCGAAAATGTGACTCTTTTTTGTCCGCATTCACTTTGGTTTTCAAATTTATTTCGAATCGAAACTCTTACGCTTTAAATGACAATAATTTCGATATGTCTCATTCGCAAAACTTCGTTTAGTGGGAAGTTCAACGCAACGGAACTCTAAGAAGTCAATCCGCATCGAAAAACTCTCCAACTTAACAACGATTTCATTTTGCAACGGAGATGAAGTCGTCGGTTGAAAGTTTGGGCGAACCCCTCGTCTTTTTCTACGAAAAAGCGAGGGGCCGCGCTCGAACTCAGTATTTCTCCCCAAGGGTCGAAATACAGTGCTATAGTCAATAAATTGCATGAAAGAAACGTAATGCAATATATCGTCTTCAATTTCAATTTATTGACTCCGCATCAATCGCATTCGTTGTACCGAACTCGCGTTATATTAGAATATCTTGAATTTAGAAACGAATCTCGTTTTAAAGGCGGAATTTCCGGTATTCTATTGTTACTGATCCCTAATACGTTTCCGAAATCGGAATGGGCTTGACAAAAAACATGCCCCTAGTTCAAACCTGACACCATGTCTATAATCAACGGTAATACAAGAAAAGGATCCTTGCTCAAAAACATTCAGTCTTCCGTTTCGGAAAGGGGAAATCAACTCCGAGACGTTCCGGAATTTTCTTCGGCAAAGGATAAAACTCAAATTTTAAAAACAAAAGAAGCCGCTCAGTATTTAAATCTTTCCGTTAGGACTTTCAATCAGTATGTGATCAATCATGAGATTCCTTTTATACAATGGAGTCCTCGCGTTCGAAGGTTTATGATCGAAGATTTGGATAAGGTAGCTCTTTCCCGTAGAACAAAAAAACAAATCTACTGATTTCCATTTTCTCTTCCCAAAAGGCGACTAACGTATTGTAAACCGCCTAATTGAAAATTAGAGGCAGAACGGACGGATCCGATTCCGTTCCGTTCTTTGTTTCAAAAAATATCCGTGTTATTCTTTGTTCACAATCGGAAGCGATTGAGTAGTCACTGAACCCGCCGCTTTGCGCGCGGGTCGTTTTTTTGTGAGGAAGAATGGAGAGTTCAAAAATAAGTCAGATAAAACTCGGGATCAAGGACTTTCTCGTCATCTTAGGTTTTGTCATTTCCGGAACCATTCAATACAATACGATGTATAAGGATCACGAGATTCGGATTGTTAAAATAGAAACCGAAATGACCTCTATCGCTAAGGATCTTGCGGAAATCAAGGCGGACGTCAAAGACCTGATCAAACTTACCTCCGCCAAAGGAAGGAGAATGGAATGAAATTTTTATTTAGAGACGATAGGACCGGAAAACCTTCCGATACGACTTTTCGCACTTGGATCGTTTTCTTTTTGTCTATTTTTTATCTGATTGCTTTGTGTATTCTTTCGATTTTTTCTCCGGATTCGTTAAGGCCGCTTCACATCGATATCATTCAATGGTTGATCGTGTTTTATGGAACGGTTGGGAGTTTGTATTTGGGAAAAAGAATCAACGAGGATTTAAATTCTAAAAAAAAAATCTTAGGCGATTTTTTGGATTCATTTCCGCAAGCGACGGGTTCAAGCAAAACTTCTCAATCGGGCCTTGAGAGTAGGCAGTTGTGAATTTTCGCCACTTTGTCCGAATCTTTTGGATCTTAAAAAAGATCAATGTAACTTTAATATTTGAAAATTGAATGTCTTTAACCGGCATCCGGAGTTTCGGTTTTTAAAATACGCTTGGTAGGCGATCGACATGAAGTCCGCCAAATCGATTTGTCGCTCGCTTACGATTCGGATCGACAAAGGGCGTCATATAACCTCGTGAGAACAGGACGTTTGTAATCAAAATTTCAAACCGAATCTACCTATTTGTTAAACGAAGGAGGAACGAAATGATCGCACATATCTCTCATCCTATCGCTCCATGGAATCCGCAAAGAAAGGATGAGATTACACCTCGTCTTTATCTGAAGGACTATCAGCAGTGTATGGGGAACGTATTTCAGGATTTTATAATCTATATTGGATTGATTTATAAAATTCCCGATTTTATCCATCTTACGACCTATAATTATTACGCTCTTTTCGAGGACTGGGTCGTTAAGAATAAAAAGAACGTTTATGATTCTTTCGATCACGCAGAACATTTTAATATTCTAATGAACTCAAACGAAATTCCATTTGAAATCGTTAAGAAAAAAGGGGATAAGGACGAACTTTGCGATTATTTCGAGAACGGAAATTTTCCCTGCGGTTTAGGAACGTATCTTACTAAAAAAGGGCATATCATCCGGGGTATCGGAATCGTGGTGAACGAGGACGGTAGGAAATTTTTAAAAGCCTCCGATCCGTACGGAGTCGGACCGCGGTATGTCGATCCTTACGGACATATGATTCAATACGATTTGGACGTTCTATTCGATTTGGGCGTTCCGAGTATATTATACTTGCATAAAATTTAATATGGATGGAGAGGTTTTAAGGAATCATTAATTGGGGTTGTTGAAAAATTAATTCTCCATTTGTTTCTGTTTCATTGAAATGGACGATTGAAGCAGTTTTGTTAATCGCGACTATTGAATTTTTCAACAACTCTATTATTTTCGATCGAACGGATTCGGAAATTAGGGGCGAATCGACGCAGTTCGCGCCTTGTAAAAACGAAAAAATTTCGTATTCTATGGAACGGATTCGAAGCCGGAACTGGTTCGAAAAAGCAAGAAAGTAAGCAAGTAAGCAAGTAAGCAAGTAAGCAAGTAAGCAAGTAAGCAAGTAAGCAAGTAAGCAAGTAAGCAAGTAAGCAAGCCTCGTTTCGGGATCGAAAGTTATAACGGATAAATTTGGAGAATTAAAAAATTTCAATCATGAGAATCAGCCATATCGATTACTTAAAATCCTTGATCGTTTCGATCAAAACCTTGCCGGAACTTCCCGCTACGGAGCCGATTTCTCTGTTTCCGGAAAGTAAAATTTTTTTATCGAATCCGTACGTTGCGGATTATCCGGATTTGTTTCCTTTTTGTGTGATTTTCCAGTCTCCTCTCGTTTCGATTGCGGACGGAAAAAGGTTTCAAAGATTGAACTCCGAGATCGTCAACGGAATTAAGAATATTCGTTTTTTAAAAAGACATTATATTCAAGAATTTAAATATGTTATAGATTTTTGGATGCAAAACTCTTCCGATGATGTCCCGTCTACGGGACATGCGGGTCCGAATGCGTGGGATCTTGGGGTCATTGATCAGATTCTTATTTATCTTTCCAATCATCGGAATTTTAAGACTTCCGGCGGCGTTACCGTCGAGGTAAAGCCCGGCGTTTCTTACAGAATCGCGGATGTTTCGGAAAACCTAGGATACTATAAATTGAAGACGGAAATCGTTTTTAGCGACGGACTTTTTGAAACGGAATCGGTTCCTACTCTGGCTCAGGGAACCTTTCAAATCGAGGAGCCAACGGATATCGAAACATCGGAGGAACAATGAAAGCAGTTGAGTTTATTAGAAAATACGAAATTTCCCCGGCTTTAGCGGCCGGTTTTTTGGATCATTTGCGAAGAGATCCGGAAGAGGACGTTAAGGACGAGATTCTTAAAAACGCCTATCAAGAATTTTCCGGAAAGGATCTCGACAAAAACAAAAGCGTAATACAAGAACGGAAATCCGAATACACGGAAGAAAAAATTCCGTTCGAGGAAAAATGAACGAGTCGATTCAGAAATCAGAAATTCAGAAGTGATAATATAACGTGATTCGGTATAACGGATGCGAAAGCGATTGATGCGGAGTCAATAAATTGAAATTAAAGGCGATATATCGTATAACGTTTCTTTTATGCAATTTATTGACTATAGCTGAAAGCGCGGTCCGGCCTGCCAAGGCCGGATTCGCCCAAACTTTCTTAGACCGAATTCGCGTTAAAATAAAGAGCGGCTCGTCCGCCATTCTACTCAGTTGCTCTTAATATTAGGAGCGTATCAATGTCAACAGGCGACGTGACTACCTACCATCAAGACGGTGGGATCAACTTCAACGACGTGAAACCGGATCGTGTGGGTTCCAAGGTTGGAACTGCGGAAACCGGAGATGCAAATAGGGTTTATGTCATCAATAACACACCTCAAGCCAGGGACGTTTTTGGAAGAGGAGAACTCGTGGATGCTCTGGAACAGTTTTTCGACGAATTCGACGAAACAAAGGGACAAAAGCCGGTGCCGGTGTTTTGTGTTCGTCCGCAAAACGACGTTGCAGGGACGGTCGGAACTCCGATCAAAGTGGGAGACGGGGAAGCGGCTCTACCGACAACCTCGGGAACCGCGACGGGAAGCAGAGTTGTAGTACTTAAAATCACAAAGGCGGGCGCTTGCGGGGTTGCGGAATATCGTAAGTCAGTGGACGGTGGAGCGAACTTCTCCACTCCTTTGATCACGCCCGCGAGCGCTTCTCCGATTTCTTTGGACGTCGGGGTCAGCGCCACTTTTACGAACGCTTCCACTCCCGCAAATACATTCAAAATCGGTGATACGTATTCCTTTACGATCTCCGGGCCAACGGCGTCTAACGCGTCAAGGCTGGCGGCGATCGAGTCCTTAAAAAGAGAATACGGTTCGTATTGGATTCATGTTTTGGGTCCGGCCTCCAGGGCGTTTGCGATGTCGTGTAACGTGATTTTGGAGGAGATGGAATCCGAACATCACCTTCCTTCGTTCATGATTTTGGAAGCGAGAGGTAAGGATCAGTCGGAAACTCTTCCCGAATACTTTCAATATATCCAAGACGAGTTCGAACCTTTTACTTCGCCGAAGGGAAGGGTGATTATCGCGGTCGGTGAGGCTCGTTATATCAAAGGCGGAGTCAACGCTTCCGGCGGTTACTCTTCGGTAAAGTCCGCGGGCGATTCCATCGGGGTATGGAGAAACTTTGCGACGATGGCTACCTCTAAAATTGCGGCGGCTCCCGTTAACGTTTCGATCGGTTACGTGAAGGATATGCGTTCTTTGACATTTTCCGAAATCCGTTATTGGGATGAAGGATATAGAAACTACATGGATCTGCTTCACGATATGGGTTTGATGGTTCTGAAAGAATACGACGACTATGAAGGAATTTTCATCGCTCGGGATAAGATCAAAGCCGCAAGTGCGTCCGATTTCAAGGAACTTCCGGAACGCAGGCGCGCGGACAAGATGCATCGCATTCTTTATCGAGAGTCCCTTCAGTTTTTGAATATGGATACGGAAGTAGATTCGGGTTCGGGCGGTTTGGATTACTTAAAGGCTTACATCGATTCCAAAATTTCCGCCGAGATGGAAGCGCCCGGTAGAAAGGAAATTTCCGGTCATGAGATCGTCTTGGATCCGAATAAAACATTCAATACGGATCGGATTTTGAAAGCGAAGTGCAAGATGTACGTAAGCAACAGAACCAAAGCGATCGAATGGGAAACCTCTTTCGCCACACCTAAATAGGAGTTAACAATGACATTGGAAGTAGTAAAGGAAAATTATAGTTTTACCAATCTCGAACTGAAACTTTTCGGTTACGATATGGTGAACTTCTCCTCGTTCACATTCGACCACGCAGTCGAGATCGAACTCACTTACGGTAAGGCGGGAGAGATCGTCGGATACACTACGAAGAATTACAAACGTAGCATCAGCGCTGAAATTTATTTCGAAGAGCTGGATCGTTTGACTCTTTTGGCGGCTCCTTACGGGGGTTTGATCGAAAAACTTCCGCCTGCTCCTCTCACTGCGGTTTTGAAAGCGGAAGGAAGACCGGACTTCAAATACATCGCACCTGCGGTCAAAATTACGAAGTACAACGCGGATATCAAAAGCGGGAACTCGGGCGCAATCGCGGTTCCTTTGGAAATCGCTTTGTTATCGATTCCGGTGATCACGTTTGCGTGACGAGTTAAGAACCATTCGATAATCAGAATATAAGGAAAACAACATGAACCCATTAATCAGTTCGATTCCCGCTCTTAAGGAAGCGTTTGAAAAACTTCCTCAGCCTTATCAAAACATCGACGACGATTTTATCGCTCGCAACAAAGACGCGATCGATGTGGTCAAATCGCATTTTATCGATAAAGGGGGCCTTCACGTTTTGGATGCCGGAGAAGGTAGAAAAATCATCTGCCGAGTACCTAACAAAACTCAAGTGGATGAAACTCTGGAAAAGGCGAGAAAAGAAAAACAAACCGATGTCGCACAACGTCTCACGGGTCAGTGTTGTCTGTATCCGAGTTTCGAAGTCGTAAACGGCTGGGCCCAAGATTCTCCGGGTATCTTTATTCCGATCAGTAATAAACTGATCGAGCTGACCGCGACCACCCAAGAGGTGACCGCAAAAAAGTTATAGGAGAGAAACTTAGGTTTCTTAAAGCCGGAAACGGTGCATTGGAAGTTCTTTTGATGTACTATTTTCCGGGAAGAAAGTTGGAATATCCGGAAGACGGAGACGAACGCGAAAGTTATGAAACTCAGTTGGCTGCGGAATTGGAATTCGTTCAGCAAATCGAGATCAACACTTTAACACGCGCAATCGTTAAGGCGTTTAACGGAGATTGAAAATTACGGGAGGCAGGATATGGCCGATACAAATACAAACGAACTGAAAATTGTTTTTACCATTGCGGATCTTGCCTCCGGTAAAATCGAAGAGATCATCAATAAGTGGGATAAATTAAAAAATGTGATCGCACAAGACGCGAATCATGCCGCTAAGTTGCAAGTCGCTTTAGATAAAGCGGGTTCGGGAAATAAGATGCTTAAAGTCGGCATTGATATTGCGAAAATTATAAAATACTTATACGATGGAAGGATGGAGAGTTCCAAGTTGGAGAACAACTTTAAAACTCTAGGCATGACCGCACAGGATGTAGCCGCCGTTTCGAATACGGCGTTTAAACTTTCCGACGACACTGGAATTCCCGTTGAGAAAATCCTTTCCGGTGCGTTTAAAATCAAATCCTCTTTTAAGGAACTGAATGCCGAGAACCTGAACAAGTTGGTTAATGCCGTTGCGAACGGCGCTTTAGCCACCGGCGGAAGTTTCGAAGATTTAACGAACCGACTGATCGAAGCGGGGATATCGGTTAAGAACTTTAACGGAGATATCAATCAATTAAGTTTCGGGAATATAAAGGATTCTGAATTAGCCTTAAAAGCGTTGGACAATTTTCCCGCACAATTCAAACGAGCATCCGAGGCATGGAAGAACTTCAAAATTCACTTAGGAAAAGGAATCGAAGGCTCGGGTCTTATAAAATTCGGAATTTTAGAATCCGTTCTTACGAACGTATTCAAAGCAATTGCGGATGGGATCGAAGTCGTAAACGTCTTCCTAATCAATAATCCCAAACTCTTGGAATTTGCCGCTACGTTTGTCATGTTGGGAGCGGCGGTTTTATCCGGCGCCGGGACATTTTCAGTGCTTAAAGGCGCATTTATTTTTCTCAAAGCGGCAGCCGTACCATTCTTTACTTTCTTAAAGGCTGCGATTGTCGGCAATCCGATCGGATTGATCATAGTCGGAGTGATTGCCGCAGTCGCTCTTATCATCACCTATTGGGATGAAATCAAAGCGGCGACGATGGCAGCCGTAAATTATATATTAGAAAAATGGAATTCGTTCGTCGATTTCTTAGTTTCAGCTTGGGACACGGTCAAAGGGGCTTGGATGGAAATGCCGGATTGGGCCAAGGGGCTCGTCGCCGTCATTGCAGGTATCATTTTAGTTTCGATCGGCCCATGGTTAAGTCTGTTTGCGGCAATCGGTCTTACGATTTATAACTATTGGGACGATATAGTTCAATTGGTCGATACGATCGCAACGGAGGTTTCGAATCTTTGGAATCTACTTGTGGTCGGTATAACGAATTTCGGAAACGCAGTATTATCTATTTGGAATATAATATGGGCTCCGTTTGCCGCAGTCGGATCGTTTGTCCTTCAGGAACTTGTGAATATTTGGAATTCGATTTCGCAATTTGCGAGTAGTGCGGGTTCGAATCTGATTATGACGATAGGAAACGCAATTATAAACGGATTAAATTTTATGTTTCCGGGAATCAAATCGGTGTTGGATTTTATCGGAAGTTATTTGCCCGGCGGATCCAAACAAACACAAGGTCCGTTTGCAAAAATACTTGGACTCAAGCCGGTTCCGAATCCGGGTCAAAATCAGATTCCCGTTCCGGGAACACAACAAATACGCGTACCTTCCGGTTCGATCAAAGCCGCGCCGGCGCCCGGCATACAAATTAAAGTGCAAGCGACTAAAACGCAAGGTTTGTCAGCCGATAAGTCCGGAATCAAGGCGAACGGTTTGGCGACGACTCTCGCAAGTAAAAGGAACGTTGCTTCTTTAGGAAATTCGAATATGCAAGGAATAAGATCCGATATACCGAAAGGGAATCCTGTTTTGAAACGATTCAACGAATCGGTCGATTCGAATTCCAAAAAAGTCGTTCGTAGAACTTCGGAAGTTGCGGAAATATCCGAAGCGACGTCTATGAGAAGACAAGGTGGTGCGAACGTTTCCATCGGATCGATCATCGGTCAGTTGGTTGTAGGAGATAGGACGACAAATAAGAAAAAAATCGGAGAGATCATCACCGATGCGATATTTCAAGAACTAGATCGATTTGAGGAGATGGAATTGGCATGAGCGGAAAATTTATCATACCCATTAATCCGGCATACATGATGCCGCCTCCGCTTCCGGCGGGATACATGCCGCTGGAAATCATAACGGGAGATACGGATCGTTTAGTGATAGGATCGGATTTTGCAAACGAATACGAATTTCCTTCCGCGACTAAGATCAAAGCGAGTCAGGAAAAGAAAATAGAAGTCACTTCTATACCGGGCGGAAAAGGAAGCGTAAAAGAACTTACGGGATACGGGGATTGGGAGATTACGGTTGAGTTTACGATTCTCGCCTCGACCTACGGAGCGGGGTTTTTGGCGGCTCCTTCCAATCCGCTTATAAAGAGTATGATACAAAAAATAAAAGAGTTAAAAAAAATCTGGGAAACAAACGAAACTCTTTATTTGAGTCATTCGATGTTAAACGCATTAGGAATTAAGAATGTAGTTTGTAAAAGTTTCGATCTTCCTTCCGAACCGATCCAGTACAGTCAGACGATCACGCTTACGTTGTTGTCCGACGAGGAATACGATTTGGATCTCGCTTCTTTGGAATCCAAAAATAGCGCCGTGGAGTCTTCGTTATGAGTCGGTTTTACGTTCTTAAAAACAACGATACGTTACAGAGACTTGCCGCCCGTTATTACGGCCGATGGGAAATTTGGAGATTGATATTCGATAACAATCCTCAGATAGAAGATTGGAAAAATCCGAAAGCCGGAATTTTAATCGAGATTCCGGACCCTCTGACCGAAGACCGTCAGCATACGATTGCGGAAGGAGAAACATACGAGTCGATCAGTTTTTTTCATTACGGGACGGAACATTTTTCCGGTAAAATTCGAGAGAACAATTCGAACATACAACCGTATGAAAACATAGGATCGATCCTTTTTATAGAAGCTCTCGTTTCAAAGGTCGAACTACAAAACGCAAAAAGGAGGATGACGGTTTAATGCTGACTCTAAATCAAGAATTAGAAATATCGAATACGAAATTTCCGGCGGTAACGGAAGTTACGTTGGAGTCTTCGAGAGAGATTCCCACGGATATACTAACGGTCAAACTTCCCAAGTATAAGAATCTAAAAAAAGATTCGATCGTTAAGTTTTCAAAAGTGACTTGGAAAGCGGGATACACACGATACGGCCTTCTTTCGGAATTTAACGGTTATGTGTTGGAAATCAGTCCTAAAGTTCCGCTGGAATTAAAATGTGTGGACCCTTTCTTTTTTTGTCAGCGTAAGATTATGACTCAGGATTATCATCAAAAACCGTTGATGACTTTTTTGAACGATTGTATTCACCCTCGGATCAAGTCGGACATATCGATCGTTGTCCGAGACGCAGACATCAAACGAACGGTCGATATTCGATGTTCCAAGAAGTCGGCACGTTATGCGTTATCCGAGTTGAAAAAAACTCACGGAGTCGACGTTTTTTTTCATGATTGGAAGTTGGTCGTTCAAAAGGCATTCAAACATCCGAATCTAACTTTCGCTTCGAAAGGAAATCAATCGAAACCTCAAAAACAAAAGACGTCCGAATCCAAGGAAAAATTTCCGATCTTTCGGTTTACTTGGAATATCATCGAAGACGATCTTACGCCGCAGGAAAGTAAACCGTTTCAGATCATCGTTCGCGGAGAAAATCCGAAAACGGGACAAACGTACAGAGGAGTTCATGGAGAAGGGGAAGCGCGTTATTACGAAATCGACGGATTGGATTCCGAGGGCGCCGAAAAAAGAGCCAAAGAAATTTTCGACGATAAATGCGGCTCGGGTTTTAAAGGAAAATTTATTTCCTTCGGTTATCCTTCGATCACACATTCGCAGATCGTAGACATCCAAGATCCGGAGGATTCTTCCAGAAGCGCGAAGGCGTTCGTTGATCGTGTTATTAAAAAGTTTAATACGAAGGGTTATCGTCAGGAAATTTATCCGGGTTTGTATCACGAACCTCCGAGAACCGGATCGTCAAAGTCGAGTCGCAAAAAATAAAAGAGGCAAAATGGCGGATAGGACCATCATACAAGCAATCGTTCAAGCGTGGAAAATCGGTTTTCCCATCTTCTTTCCGAAGTTGGGAATCGTCGATTCGGTGGACTCCGAAAAAAAACTTCTGACCGTAAAGGTCGCCGAAGATTTTATCCATAACGTGACTTGGACCGAACATATCGTTCCTAGAGTCGGTTCCAAATGTCTGTTGATCGCAAGAGATAACATCGAAAAGAGATACACCGCGTTCGGTTTCGAGAAGATAGATTCCCTTAAGACGAAAGTAGCGGACAAGGTGGAAGTGGAAATTAATGAGAATAAGGCTTTTATAAATTATAATAATCTAATCAAGGTAACTCTCGACGACGAAGGGTTTCTTTTGGATCTGGGCGGTAAACCGTTTAAGATTCGGGGAAATATAGAACAGGACGGCGATTTTAAAACCACGGGAAAGGTGGAAGCGAAAAAAGAAGTCACCGCTTTTGCGGAATCTTCCGATTCCGTAGGTTTATCGACCCACTTGACCGATTACGTGGACACTCCGATCGGTTCTTCCGTTTCGAGTAAACCGAAGGCAGGAACCTGATGATCGATTTTGCAAATGATCCCATCCGATTCGGGGATTTGGCGTTGGACGCTTCCGACGACGATTTGTTAAGCGACACAAACGCGGTAAGAATCGTTTTATCGGAAGTTCGAGAGATGTTCGAGATGGCCGTAGGGGACGATATCGATTACCCCGAAATCTACAGTAGACAAAGGATCGTTTTGAATTCCACGGAATACTACGATCAGGCGGCGAGGATTCGGGACGCCGAAAGAATCCTAAAGTTACATCCTGCGATCGATTCCGATTCGATCGACGTTACTCTTGATATGGAAAGCAGGATCGTAGTCGATTTCCGATTGAAAACGGGAGAATCCGCCAAAGGGATTTTGATGAAATAAGTTATGAAAATAATATTAAATAATTATGATTTTCTTTTTAATAAGAAAAAATCGAGCGGACTCGACCGTAGGAAAGATGAATCGATTTTTAGAACGTTCGAGTTGTCTTGCGACGGTGTAAAATTCGGAGTTCGACTTAAGGATGGAGGTAAACAGTGAATTTGAATATAACTAAAGAACAGGTTCTTACGGACCATCTCCAGAGCGTTAAAGCTTCCGGAGTATTTAAGAATCATACGTTCAGCCCGACGTCGAAAACGTTTTCGATTTTGCGCGCCGTTTCGAATGCGGTATTTTTATTCATCGATAACGATCTTATATCCGTTCAAAAAGCGATTCATCCTCACACGGCGGAAGACGATGCGCTTCACGAACATTTGATCCGTAGAGGGATGCAATGGAAACCTGCACTTCCGGCGATCATTAAAGTGAGAATCGGTTCCGCCGTTTCGTCCGCGTTCGATCGCGAGATTCCACAATCTTTGATCGTGACCACTGCGGGGAGGGAGGATCAAAAGGTCCGATTTTTTCTTCAGGAATCCTTAATTCTTCCCGCAGGTATAGCCGTCGACGCTCAAGGAAAATTTACCGTGGAAGCTCTCGTTCAATGTGTTGTGGACGGTCCGATCGGTAACGTAGTACCGGGTTCGATCAATTCGATAGAAAATCCTCCGGACGGAATCGACTATGTTTCCAACGTAGAAATCAATCCGGTGCAACAAGGTCAATATAGAGAAACGAGAACTTCCGTCCGAGCGCGTTTACAAAATGCGGAAGGAGTTTCTTCAAAGTGGACTCCCGCTTGGTATATCGGGGAAGCGGAAACGTTTTCCTTTGTCAAAAGGGCGATTTTCAAAAGTGCAAAAAATTTAAAAACGGACGGAGAAATAAAAATTCTTCTCCAAGGAACGGTTGGTCCGCTTACGAATTCCCAACTGACGCAAGTGGGCGATCATTTTAATTCGGAGGAAAACGATCCCGGCGGAGTCGCTCACGTATTGATCGAGAATATTTCCGAAACTGCGGTGAATAAAACCGTGACCGTAAAGTTTTCCTCTTCGGATACGATTCCAAGTCAGGCGGTTCTGGATCAGATAAAAGAAGAATACTTTCTTTCGCTTGGCGAAGGTCAGGATTTTGTGGACGCTCAATTAAAGGTTTTGTATCAAACGCTTCCGAATTGTATCGATGTGGAGTTTAATCCATTAGGAAATGTTGATGTACCTGCGGGTTCTTTGGCGAACGCAGGCCCCGGTTTTCAAGTACTCGGTGCGGTTTATGTCTGATAAATTTGTTTTCGATTTTGATTCCTATGTCTGGAAGAATCAAAGAAGTTTAATACGAAAACTAGGGGCTTCCGGTTTTTGGTACAAGGTTTTAAAATCGATTCTTTCGATTCTTGATGAAAGGGCGGGAAGGTTGAGTTGGTTGTATCGACAGATGTGGCTGGAGACAAGCGACGGCTTCGGATTAATTTTATGGGGAGCCCGATACAAGATCGAAAAACTTCCGGGCGAAACGGACGATTCGTATCGAAACAGACTTTTACTTGCCAAACTTTTCAAAAAGTCGATCGCTTCGGTATCTTCCAAAAAACAAGTCATTCAATTTTCTACGGGATTGAATCCGGAAGAGATTCGTTATTCTAAAGTTTACGAAGCCGAAGAAACGAAGAATTGTTTTGTGATGGGCGGCGCTTTGGATCGAAGAATGATGTCGAGGAAATACGTCCTATTCAGATATCGATTTTTATTTCCAAAACTTGCCGACTCTTTCAATCGAACCGCTTTGGTTCAATCCATCGAGAATGTGAACATCGGCGGGAACGTATGCGAATTATGGGAGGATCAAGGCGATTTCGAACCGTTCGTAATGGGCGGAACGCTCGTCGGTCGATTCCATCCGCGCAGAGCCGAAAAGATTAAAGAATATTCAATTTATTAAATATAAAAACCGCTTAATATTTAAAATTCGCGGAACTACTCAGTCGCTCCCATCAAGGAGCAATCATGGAAAAGATTTACGTTTATTCTTCCGAGTTTTTGGAGGAATATTCCCGTTCCAACTTATCGTCCATAGAATTGGAAGTGGAACTCTTCAATCGGGATAAATCGGAAGGGAAGAAAAAAAAGATCCATCAAGGAAATTCGTTTCCACCGGAAGGTTTTAAGTTTGAAGGCGGGGAGTTGAAGGAATTTTCCCTTTCCGAAAAAGCGGATCGAGGTTTGATTTCGATTCCCGGAGATATGAAAATCGAAGAGGAAAAACTGGTTCCTAAAACCGAACTCGAACTTTTACAATGCGGTCTTTTAACGATATCCTCTTACAAAGAGAAAAAGATTCAAGAAATACATTTTAAGTTCGACGAAGCGATGAATCAGATTCTTTCGCGATATCCTAAAGCGGAACCTCTTTCTTGGCCGATCCTGGCCGCACAAGCCAAACGATGGGTTTCCGCAAACGTTCAAGAAAGAGCGAATCTTAAATCCGATCTTATCTCGCTCGTGAGCGAATCCAAAAGTCAAGAAGACGATGATATTATGGAACTTGCAAGTTCCATTCTAACGAAGTCTAACGCGTATGAATCGTTCAGCGGCGCGTGTAAAAAGCTGAAAAGGGAACTGATCTTTCAAGTCGAGAATAATACGAAGACCAACGTAAACGTTCTTTATGACGAATTGGAAGCCATCGCCGTAAGTTTTCCGTCTTTTGAAGGAGTTACCAATGGATAAATTATCGGGAATCGAATTTCCGAACGTAGGTAAAAGGGTTTTTCCGGAAGACTGGAAAAAAGAACAGGAATCGAAAAGTCAAGAGATCGTCAACAGGGATCTGGATCTTTTAGGATTCGGAGTTCAGAGTGGAGGAACCATCGTGGTCGGTTCCGGACCGAATCACGTGGACTTGATCGATACGCTCGTCGCTTACGATGTGGAAGGTAAAAGAATCGAAGTCGCGCCAGTTACCGGCATTTCGGTTCCGAATAACGTTAGTTGCACTCTCGTAGCTCGTCATAAATTTTTAGAAACCCAGTATGATAGTCCTTCCAATCTTCCGAGCGACGGTCCCAATCTTTGGAGAGATAATTCCTTTGAAATTTTAGCGAGACAAGGCGCGCTCGTAATCGGCGATATTCCCTTGCGATCTATTTCGTCTAACGTTTCCGGAGTTGTAACTCTCGGGACGGATCTTAGAATTTGGAGAGGGATTTCCACGAACAACATCAAGGACGGACAAGTTACGGAGGAAAAACAAGCTACTTCCGTAAAAACCGGATCGGTTACGGATCTTCACGTCGATCTGATTGCGGGTATCAACCCGGACATAAATCATCCTCTCAAACTTGTCCAAGGAATCAATCAAGCTTATCTTTATTCTAAGAATTTTTCGGATGTAACTTTCAAACAAGAACGTAAATTTTTGGGTGAGATGTTTTGGATGGATGAGCTAAAGACGCCATCGACTGATTTTCCAGCGTTTTGTTTGGCTTGTCCGGATCAGTTGATCAACTCGACCGGAACGGGTGGAATGCCCGATTTGGTTTCGTATTGGTTGAATAAACCGTTT